TTAGGCACGTTTCGTCAGTAAGCGGCAGGCAAGTTCCTGCTCGTTCCACCGGGTAGCAAAGACGTCGGAAACGACCTTCCAGTTGCCCTCCGAGTGGCCACTGCTATGGTTGAGGCCCATACAAGAGCACTCACACTCGTCATTGACCGCGTGCCAGCAAGCTGGCGCACACTTCTCCTGTGCTCGGTACGGTTGGATGATGTACGCGCTACCGCAGCGGTCCAAGCACGCAGGGACGAGTGGATTGAACCACGAAGCTGGTAGAGTCCAGCAATTATGCTTGTGGTCCCATTTCGGGTTCCTACGGCCGAATGATTGCAGCCAAGACCAGTTCGCATTCGTATATTCAAGCCCTCCAAGTAGGAGTGGCTTGCCGGAGCCCCGCCTGAATAAGACCGGTATCGTCTTCTGACGCCAGATTTCTACCAGCCGTTCGCGAAAATCTTCGTCCACTATGTTCCCCTCGTTCAGTATCGATTCGCCGTATAGGGTACCCGTTCGTGCGGCTGTGTGTAGAGTTGAGCGCTGCTCGTCGCAGTTCTACCCTACGTAGGGTGACGATCGCGACGCTGTTTACTGAGGGCGCAAGTGGAACTCGTTTTTCTGTTCTTATCCTTGTTCGGAATCGGCCAGAGCCGAGCGGACCGAGTCGCCGACCGAAAGGCCGAGGCATTTCGGCTTACCGCTGAGATCGCTAGCGAGGTTGGAGTGGCTCTCGATAGAGTCGACCTTGAGACTCCGAGGCTGTTGGCGAGGTGTGCCGTAATTTGTCCCGATGATCGGGCCGCGGCCGACACCTGCGCTCAAGCGATGTCCAAGATCAGATCCGATGCGCATGAAGTGCTGGCGCTCACCGAGACGGTGAAGGGGCGCATAGTGACACTGCGGCGAGCTGCGGATTGGGACGCACTAATCCGAGATCTGCACGAGTGGCGATCTACGTCTGTCCGACTGGTTCCTTGGGTCGCGGGCGTGGTTGCCCGCTTTGATGGTGTGCTTGACCAGCACGATCACGCTCCAAAGCCGTAGTTCGAGCGCCAGAAAACAAAAGGCCTCCCGTGAGGGAGGCCTTTGCGTAGCCATTGGTGCCCTGGAGAGGCATTGACCTTGAACATCATGGTCAATCAAGCGATCTCACCGGCTCTCGAAACCCCCGCAAAACCTAGCAGGTTCTTGTTTCGTTTCGCACTATGCCCTATCATTGAAAATCATCCAATGTCCCTCTGAAAGGGGGACTGAAAGGGGGATAGACGGTTGCGTGCACTGAACAGATTGTCCGCGCTCGGAGTCAGGAAGCTGCCCCCAGGCAAGTATCCGGACGGTGGCGGGCTTTGGCTGCACAAGCGTCCAGATGGGGGCGCCCAATGGGTGCTTCGGGTGGTCGTTCATGGACGGAGGCGCGAAATGGGGCTCGGGGCGCTGTCCGATGTCTCGCTTCTGGACGCCCGTACCGCACGGGAGAAGTGGCGTTCGGTTGCTCGTGAGAGTGTCGACCCCATCAAGGAGAGACAGCGCCTGCGTCGCGAGGCGGCAAAAGACAAACATCTGCTGCGGGAGATCGCACTCGACGCGTTCGAGAGTAGAAAGGCAGAGCTGAAGGGAGACGGGATCGCTGGCCGCTGGTTCAGTCCCCTTGAGATTCACGTTCTGCCCAAGCTTGGCGACACCCCGATTGAAGAGATTGACCAGAACGATATCCGCGACCTGTTGGCGCCCCTATGGCACTCGAAGGCGGTAACCGCCAAGAAGGCGCTGAATCGCATCGGTATCTGCTTCCGTCACGCGGCCGCGCGGGGCATCGACGTGGATTTGCAGGCGACTGAAAAGGCCAAGGAACTGTTGGGACGTCAGTTGCATCAGACCGAGAACATACCTGCCATGCCTTGGCCGGACGTGCCGGCCTTCTACGCGACGCTCGATGATCACAGCATGGGTGCGCTTGCCCTGCGGCTCACGATCCTTACCGGAGCCCGCTCGACCCCTATTCGGTTCTGCCGCCCCGACGAGCAAATCGAAGGCGACATCTGGACTATCCCGGGGGAAAAGATGAAGGGCAGGCGGGATAAGACGCCACCGTTCCGCGTTCCGTTGTCACTTGAGGCCCAGAAAGTCGTCCAGCTCGCTCGGGTTCACCAGCGTGATGGCTACCTTTTCCCCGGCCGGACTAAGGGCAAGGTGATGTCTGACGCCACAATGTCTCGGTTGATGGAGCGAGCCACGTTAGTGGCCCGCCCTCATGGGTTTCGATCGAGCCTTCGCGACTGGATCGCCGAGGCTACCGATACGCCCCACGACGTTGCCGAGACCGTCATCGCGCATGTGGTCGGCAACGCCAGTGAGCGCTCCTACCGCCGCACCGATTTTGTCGAGCAGCGGCGACCACTAATGGCCCGGTGGGCAGACCATGTCACAGGCAAGTCGGGAAAACTTATGAACTTCGTGAGGCAGACATCGTGAATCTACCGCGCTACTACATGCCGCTTCCGATACCTGCCTATTGCTACATTTGGGAAGCAGTCATGTGGGTGACGTTTGGGCGCTTTCCGACGGGCACCGCCTATGAAGACGGTGACGAACTTGGGGACGATAAGGGAACTCTCAGTTTCGCTTGGCAAGACGGCGCAATGGGTGGGACCCAATACAGATTTCGCGGGTTCTGGTGGTACGAAAGCGACATGGCCGGTGTCGACGAAAACGCCGATGTCGATTGGGACCGCTATGAGATCGCAATGCAGCGCGGCTACACAAGGAAGGATATAATTGAGCGAGAAATCGCTACGGCATCATACGCGCCTCCAGATCCGCATGGCAGGGAGGACTATCAGAAGCAGTTGCTAGAAAAGAAACTTGCCGACCTGCCGTTCATCGACAGTGTGCATCGGCTCTATCAGAGACAAATCGACAAAGGATGGTCCAGATTATTCCAGGCTCTTTCTGACGGTTCCATCGTTGCACATGGGTGGGGCGATCTCACGCAAGATGAAATCCGCGAACAGATGGCGCGCGACGATCTAGTCGACGACACCGGCTCAGGCGAGGGAAATGTGTTAAACCCGTGGGGGTTTGCGATCCCGAGGCCCGACACTTATGGCCCCTTGCACCCGATGGGACTACTTATGGATATTCCCGCCGAGGAATGGTCCCTTAGCGGCGTCGCCCCAGATAGCCGGTATGTAGGTGCTTCGGGGCGAGACTGGTGGGATGTTGAACTCCCGTGCGAGCGCCTGCTGGCGCTGTTCCCTCGCCCTCTGTTGCCTAACGGCGAGGAACGAGATGCTGTCCAACTTCTAACGCCAGCGTTGGCGATTAGCCTCAGCGGCCAAGACGATGCAGCCCGACTCTTGCCTGCAGCAAAAGGCACACGCGGAAGAAGGAAGAAGGCCGACGGGGAGATCGAGCGGGCCTGTCAGCTACTGTACGGCCGTCGGTTGACCAATGGCGAAAAGGAGGCCGCATTGGCGAACGAAGCCGCCCACTTCGCTATGGCCACTTGGGGTGAAACGCTTTCGCGATCCACCTTTCAGGAATACATGCAGCCCTTCAAACGGGCGGTGCCGGAAAATGTGCCGGAAAATGCTGCCGAATAATCGTTCTCGTTTCGTGCCGGTAATTTGCACTTCTGGTCCGGACATTTCCGGCCCAGTAACCCTGATTTCCGGCTCGAAACGTTGTCCCCATAAGCGGTAAACGAGAATATCTAGGCCTCTCGCATCATTGCATCGCGGGACGCCCAAATGAACCTCAACGACCCTCTGCTGACCGACAAGGAAGCCGCCAAGGTGCTGCACATCAGCACTCCGACCTTCTGGCGCCGTGTCGCCGATGGCACCGTGCCGAAGCCGGTAAAGATCGGGTCCCTGTCGCGTTGGCCTCACTCCGAGATCACTGCCGTCATCGAGAAAGCTAAGGCCGCCCGCGTCGCCGCCTGATCCAGTTCCGCCTTAGCGGGCGGTGGGTCGGAGGCGGTTTGAGCGGGGGCTCTACTTCTCCGACCCGTCTTTTCTCGTCGACGGAGTCGTCTGCATGGAAATGCTCAACGCAGCGGAAAGCGCTCGTCTAGCAGCGTGCGAACTGGTCATCGAAACCGGCCTTACTGCCTTTGTCGCCGTGGGGAAGGCTCTCACCGAAATCCGGGATAGCAAGCTTTACCGACAGGACCACAAGACGTTCGAGGCCTACTGCAAAGAGCAGTGGGAGATCGGTAAGTCCCGCGCCTACCAATTGATCGAGCAGGCCGAGGTGGCCGTTACCCTCGCCAAGGCGACGGGGGATTTGTCCAACGCGTTGGACATTTCGCAGCGCGATGCGCACCGGCTGAAGCAAGACCTCCCCGCCGCTGCGGCGGCCGTCCGTCAGCGAGTAGAGGCTGGCGAAGACCCGAAAGCGGCCACCGCCGCGGTAGTCGAGCGCAGCCGTGCTGTTGAGGTAGATCGGACCGCCGAGCACCAGCGCCAACGTGACGAGGCCCAGGCCAAGCTGCCGCAGTCGATCCGGGATGTGCAGCAGAAGCGGCGGGAGGCGGCGACCACCGCCGTGCAAAACTCGACGATCGATGCGCAGCTCGCCGAGCTCGCGGAGCTGCGAGAAGCGAACGCGGTGCTCGAAGCTGAGAACGTCCGGCTCCGCGCGGACCTCGCCGAAATGGAGGGAATGCGGGCTCAGTACGAGCAGGGTGGCTTCGACAAGATCATCGCCGGGAAGGACGAGGAAATCCGCGTGCTGCAGACGCGGGTGGCAGCCGAGAGCCGCGACAAGGTCAGCTACATGCGAACGGCCGACTATTGGAAAGAGCAGGCGGGCAAGCTCGGGTTCAACGACACCATCGACATCGACCTCGCCACCGGTGCGGTGACCACGCATGGCTGACGCCGCCACCATCATGGCCCGGGTGCGGGCGGCCGGCGCCGACGTCGTGCTGCAAGACGGACGCCTCTCCATCGTCGGAGGAGGACGGATGTCGGCCGAGGCCCGAAACTTCATCGTCCAGCACCGCGACGCGATTGCGAGCTATCTCGCCGAGGTAGCCGAAGATGCTTTCGAGGAGCGCGCTGCGATCATCGAGTTTGATGGCCGCGCCCCTCGCCAGTGGGCCGAGCAGTTCGCTCGCATCCTCTATCAGCGCCGGCCTGCTGGTGTCAGCGAGCTTGACTGGTCGTGGTTCGTCACCGCCTGCGGCCGGATCATCGACGAGGCCCCGGAGCGCGCTGCGGCATGAACATGCTCTTTGCTCCACCACCGCGCGCCATTGCCCTTCGCCCGTATCAGGCCGACGCAGTCGAGGCGCTGCGAAACGGCATTCGCAGGGGCAGCCGCCGCCAAGTGCTCGTTGCGCCGACCGGCGCCGGCAAGACCGAGATGGCCATGAAGATCGTGCAGGAGGCTCAGGCCAAGGGCTCGACGGCATGGTTCATCGCTGACCGCGTCGCACTGATCGACCAGACCAGCGACCGCTTCGCCTCCTACGGCATCGACCACGGCGTCATCCAGGCTGATCATTTCCTCACCGACTACTCCAAGCCGATCCAGATCGCGAGCGCCCAGACCCTGGCGCGCCGGAATATCCGCGACCTGCCCGACCTGATCATCTGGGACGAGTGCCACGCCTTCTATGAGGCGGTGGCCCAGCTGATAGCCAAGGCTGAACACGCCAAGGTGGTTGGCCTCACCGCGACGCCGTTCACCGCCGGCATGGCCGATCACTGGGACGGCCTGGTCAACTCGACGACGGTCAACCAGCTACTGGCCGACGGCTTCCTAGCCCCGCTCAAGATCAAGGCGTGCGTCAGCGCAGACATGTCGGGGGTGAAGAAGAAGAACAACGGCGAGTACGAGGACGAGGAGGCCGGGCAGCGCGGCATCACCATCATCGGCGATGTGGTGCAGACATGGATTGCGCAGACCGCAAAGGCGTTCGGCAGGCCCGTCAAGACCATCGTGTTCTCGCCCTCGGTCAAGCACGGCGCCGAGCTCTGCCGGCAGTTCGCCGAGGCCGGCTTCAATTTCCAGCAGCTCAGCTACCTCGACAGCTCCGATGACGAGCGGCGCGCCAAGATCGCTGAGTTCCGGAAGCCGGACAGCGCCATCGACGGGCTGGTGTCGTGCGCGGTGCTGACGAAGGGCTTCGACGTGCCGGACGTCCTGTGCGGGATTTCCTGCCGGCCCTACCGCAAATCGTTCTCGTCGCACATTCAGGAAATGGGCCGCGTGATGCGCGTCTCGCCCGGCAAGGAATTCGGGTTGTGGCTCGACCACTCCGGCAACTGCATCTCGTTCGCCGACGACACCGCCTGGCTCTACCAGTACGGCGTCGACAGCCTTTCGAACGCGCAGAAGAAGGACGCGGACGTCCGCGAGCCGAAGGAGAAGGCGAAGAAGGAACACTTCTGCCAAGACTGCGGCACACAGATGCCGCCCGGGGACGCTGCTTGCCCCGACTGCGGGTGGCAGCGTCCGCAGCGCGGCGAAATCCAGATCGTCGAAGGTCAGGTGATCGACTTCGCGCACGATGCCTCGGTCGCTTTCAAGCCGCGCGCTGGCCTGCGAGCCGCCTGCCTTAAGGATCCTCGCGGCGTCTGGAACGCTGCCCTCGCCTACTGCCTCGCTAACACCGGCAAGGGGGCCGAGGCGGGCAGGAAATGGGCGTACGGGGTTTGGCGCGGCATCTACCCCGGGTCGAAGCTACCCTATGGGCTGTTCGACGCCCCATGCGATTTCCAGCACGTCGGTCAGGATGAATACGGCCTCATCGAGCGTGAGGTGCGGCGCTTCCGGACCGGCAAGGGGCGGCGCGCAGCATGACGCTCGACGAAGCCATCGACCGCGCCTGTTCCGAAGTCGGGGTAGAGCCGCCGCGACGCCACGTGGATATGGGGCGGTGGGTACCGTGCGATGTCGTTGGCAAGGGTGCAGCCGGGAAAGGCGATGGCCGTCTGATCTGTGACGGTCGGCGCGCCACCGCGGTCAACTGGACGACCGGGGAGAAGGCCACTGTGTGGCTGGAGGGGCGGGAGAACATTTCCGCTGCCGATCGGCGCGCGTACGCCCGCCAGGTGGCCGAGGCGGAACGAGCCGCACGCCAGAGGGCGGAGCACGCGGCACGCATCGCCACCCAGATCGTCGAGGCGTCAACTATTGGACGGCACGCTTACCTCAAGGCCAAGGGATTCCCCGAGGAGACAGCGCTGCTGATCGGCCGCGATCGCCTAGTCACAATTCTCGAGGCCGGCCGCAAGAGCGTCGACTCTCTCGTCGTCGACGCCGGCGTGACCGGTCTCGTCGTGCCGGCGCGCATCGGCAAGCACATCTCGTCCGTGCAGATCATCTGGGAGAATGGCACCAAGAAGTTCCTGGCTGGCGCAGCGATGCAGGGTGCGACGCACCGCATTGCTACGGGTGGCGACACATGGCTGTGCGAGGGCTTCGTGACGGGCCTGTCGCTCCGCACCGCACTTCGCGCACTGAGCCGCCGCGACACCGTCCTGGTCTGCTTCTCCGCTGCCAATGTGGCGAGAGTGGCGAGCGCGCTCGGCGGCCGGCGCTTCATTGCCGCTGATCACGACGCGCCACCAGCGGCCAAGCCGGACCAGTTCGGCGGTCTCGGCGCTGGTGAGTATTTCGCCCGCAAGTCTGGGTGCTCCTACCTCATGCCCCCGATCGAGGGGATGGACGTCAACGACCTGCACCAGGACGAAGGGATCTTCGCCGTCCAGCGGCTCATCTCGATGCTGATCAGGGAGGCCAGGATGTAGCGCGCTCCCCGCCCCGTATCCGCAGGGGTTAGCCGGCGATCTCATCTAGGAGATGGGCGCCGGTCGGTAGAGGGATGGCAACGCCCTCTTTGTGCCGCCGCCAGAGGCACGACATAGGCTCTCAACTAGTAGCACCCGCTCTGATGTGTGGCGGAAGCGAACGAGCAAGCGGTTCTGATGAGCGTTGCCCGCACGAGACCTCGGCTTGCCCGAGACCTCCCCTCACCGTCGTCGCAGTGGCTTGAGGGAAGCGCCGTAGGAATGAAGCAGCGGGTTCGGGGTATATCCGGCCTACCGTGCCCCTCCCAATGACAGGGAAACCGCTACTGCGATGCGTTGAAGCGGCCCGGCTCCGGTGAGCTTGCCCGAAGGCGCCTTCGCCCCTCACCGGGCGAAGTGCGTCTTCTCGACCCTCACCAGTGAGCTTGGCTAAGCGATCACAACACTGCGCAACAATTCCGCGCCGCTACCAGTAACGAAGACTCGTCGAGAATGTGGATTGCTGCCCCTCTGCATTGACCGACTCGAACGAACAATGAGAACTTTTCAGGAACAACAAACCCAAGGCAGATAAATCATACGCCCCCGTCAACAGAACACAGGACCCGGCAAAATGTCCGACGATCTCGACGAACTAGAAGCAGCTTTAAGGGCTAGTGGTTGGGCGGTCCCCACCAGCACAACGTTATTGAGCGCCGCGGACGAAGCGATCGCCGCGACGATTGTAGGCAAAACGAACGCCCGCCGATTGGTTACGACAGCGCGCGGCCACCGCGCCCGCATGGTCCGCACCCGCGAGGTGTACGCCGTCGAGAATTCCTTCGGCTGGATGATCGGGGCGCAGGAAGGCGGTAAGACTCGCGTGTTGTATGAGGGGCTGACCCGACAGGACCGGGATCGAGGCCTAGCCCTGGCCCGCGAGCGAGGCTTCGCCACCGCGATCTATGACAATCCCGGCGTGAAGCCGCGGGAACGGGAACGACGCGAACTGGCACCGTCGGCTCATATCGAGCCGGCACCACGGAAGCGACAGACCATCACTCCGTCGGCCCACGTGAAGCCCAGCAAGAAATTGGCCTTGCTCGAACAACTCCGGGGGTTCAAGGCCTCGTAGCCTTGCGCGGGGCGACGAAGCAGTTCATCTTGCGAGTTGCCCCGCTCATTTGCCGCCTCCGACCTCACGGTTTCCACCAGTGAGGTCTTTCCGTATGTCCCGTGTTGTCGGCATCGCCTTCGAAACAGACGTCAACCAGCACGTCCGTATCCGCACCACCAAGCGCGCGGATCTGGCGGTAAGCCGCATGCGCCAGCAGGCCCGGCGCCTGAGTGATCTCGATCAGGCGAGGCGACTGGCGGCTAGGCGAGGCGAGAAACCGCCGCAGCGCACCGCTCGGCTCGATATCTTGGGCGTTGTCGAGACGCCGAGCGAAGCCGGTGCGGACAAGCTGCGCCGCGCGCTCCAGCGAGCCTTCGCCGCGCCTGGCTCCGGTGATCTGATCGAGCAGCGGTTAGTGGCCGACGCGTTATCCCGCTGCCGCAAGCTCGGAAAGGGCCTAGTCGTCCACTTCCCCGAACCGCCGCCGGCCGAGCGCCGCCAGATATTCAACGCTCCGGTGGTATCGCGGCGGTGGGTGCCGGACCCGATGATGACTAAGGCGAACCTGCTCGAGCAGCAGGCCCGCTTCCCCGAGGCACGCTGGATTGGTTGGACTAAGTCGGATGTGAACCTGCAGAGCCTGGTTGGAGGCTTCGCCCGGGTGCGGGAAAAGACCGAGGCCCAGATTCAGGGTGCTGCTGAATTCCGCAATGTCGCCGAGCGCGCGATCATCGGAGGCGCAAAGGCTATCGACTATGCGGTGACGCGCGTCGACAGCTCGGGCCCAGTCGAGAACCGTGAGATCGTCAGCACCGAGGACGCGCGACGGAAACTGATGGGTGCCGTGACGCGCTTGGGTGGCGCCGGCAGCCGCCTGCACATCGTCGCCGAGAAGATCATCGTGCACGGGATGACGATCGCTCAGGCGGCCGAGAGCATCGCCGGTAGCAGCGGTGGCGCGGCGCGGAAGCGGATCACTGAGGATGTGCTGTCAGCCGCCACGATCCTGGCGGAGGAATTTGGATTTGCCTCTGACCGGTCGTCGCGAGCGAAAATGTCCGGATGGTCCGACGGTGGCCCGCAGACCTTCACTGCAGACGGTTCGAAGACGGCAATATCTGCCCGACGAGTTTCGTGAACCGAGACGTGTCGAGCCAAGGCGTGCCCTAGCTCGACAGGCTCTCGTCACCGTCGTGAACTGAAGGCCCGGCCCAGGGCAATCAGGATGCAAGCGCCGATAAAGCCCGCGAGCAGATAGCCCAGCCATCCGCCAAAGGACACGCCCAGCAGACCCAGCAGAAGACTGGCGACAATCGCGCCGACCACTCCTAGGACGATGTTCATCACGACGCCGGTGTTGCTCTTCATCATGATGCCGGCAAGCCACCCGGCTACGCCGCCGATGATAATTGCAGCGAGCCAACCTACTCCATCGAAACCCATGTTGTTCCCTCACAAAACGCGGGCTAGACGGCTGATCGCCGCATAGTCCCGCTGACAGCGCTCAACCCTTCGACAATGGCTTTTGTTCCGGGCTCTCTGCAAGACTCGCGGGGCCGAAAACTTCGCCTCCTTCAACGGCACGGTTATCGCTGCGGCGAGGCGCAAGAGATCTGGTTTCAATCCGTCTCCGCTGATGGGAAGGTCAATGTAAGCCTCAATCCCCTCGTACCGAGCGACCAGCTCGTTGACTTCTGGCTTGTGGTCGTCCCCAAGGCGCTGGAGCTCAACAGATACACTTGGCTTTTCCATTTCCCCTGCTTCCTCTTAACTCGGGAACGAAAGAAGGACCGTGCTAGGGCACGGTCCTTCCAGTGAGGCGTGCCGACCGGGGGCGACCTGTCGACACATACGATGAACTTTGATGTGGAAGCTAAAGTTCCCGGCCGACGAGCGGTGCTAGGGTTGCCAAAATCAGCTGAATAGCTGTTGGTGCCACTAGTTAGTCGGTGCCGCGGCCCGCCTATGCTCATCGTAAAGCGCAGCATCCATCGAAAATATCACTGCGTCGAACTCGCCGCTCTCATCGCTCAGCCGGGGAGAATGATCGAAGCGCATACCGAGCCGACGCATCACCGCGATGCTGCGGGCATTTGGGGCGTCGGCGATCGATATGACCCGCGGTGCCTTAAGGGTCTCAAAGGCATAGGCCAGCCACGCGCACGCGGCCTCTGTGGCATAGCCGGCTCCCCAGTATCGACGCCCTAAACGCCAGCCAATCTCCAGGTCATCGGGAAACCAAGGTTCGATCGAGAGACCGCACATCCCCAATAACGCGCCATCGCTCCGACGTTCGACCGCGATCTTGCCGAAACGCTGACTGGCGAAGCAATGATTGGCACCAAGTGCCTGCTCGTCAGACTCAGCACGCGACAGCGGCACATTGCCCAGGAACTCCACAACGGCGGGGTCCGCATTGATTTCAGCATAGAGGGCGAGATCGCGCTCTTGGAACGGCCGTAGCAGCAACCGTCCCGTTTCAAGCACCGGGCTGCCGTCGGTGGGATTCACGCATGGACCTCCTGGCCAACCAGACCCTTAGACTGGGGAAGTTTTCAGATCTTCTAGCCGGATTAATTGGCGCCGCCAACGTGGGCGCGCTTGCCAAATCAGGCAGAAACTGACTAGATTCAGGTATTGCGGCGCTTCGCGTCGTGGACACCGCCACCAGCCCTCGCACTGCGGGGGCTTTTTCGTTTCTTGCGCCGCAGCTCGGTGCCGGCGCTGCGAATTGAGCGGCGTCTACCTTTTGCGCATTAGCCAGAACGGTAGCATCTCATCCATCCGTCCCTGGCTCGCCAAATACGACCCGATAGCGAACCGTCGATGGCCCTCAACCAATATGTAGGCATTTGGGTATTCTGAGCCATATCCGTCGCCGATGTGCCCGTCGCGATTATCCACGATGATCGGCGGCGAAGGAAAACGCCCGGTCGTCAGCATGAACTCCCGAAGCCATTCGATCCAGACGGCATTCTCCTCGACCTGGAAGCGCCCGTGCTCAATGGCGTTGGCATGGTTAGGGCCGAAATTGTCAAAGTTCCAGCGGATGTCGCGGAGCGAAGTCGACGCCCACGATACCAGTTGGAACTCATAGGCCGCCGACTGTAAGAAGCTGAAAGGGGACTGCCCCCAGTGGCGATGCAGCCACTCCCGGGCAACCTCTTCGGGTACCCGAGGGTAAGCGTGGCGCACCCGAGGCCACCACTGTTCAAACGGCTCGTCGACTTCCGCTCCCTCGAACGCCGGCGATAGGTGGTCTGGAAAGTTGTCCATGGCTCCATACATAGGAGCCGCCAATCATGGCGCACAAGCCTCCCTCTGCCACAGGTACCCGGCGGCAGCATCGACGAGTGGGCGATCGCAAACGTCGCGACCTGCTGCCTTGGCGCAGGCTCTATGGGACGGCGCTCTGGCAAAGGACAGCAAGACAGCAACTCGACAAGGAGCCCTTATGTGCCATGTGCTTGGCGGCCGGCCGTATCACACCGGCAACAGTGTGTGACCACATTGACCCAGCGAGTAAGCTGACGGAGGCAGGCTTCTTCGCTGGACCGTTCCAATCGTTGTGCGATCAGGCGCCATGGCGCTGCCATAGCCGGGTCAAGCAGATGGAGGAGCGAACTCTCTAGTTGGGACGACGGATGTCGATGAGCGTGTCGGCGATGCTGTCGTGGTTCGTCCTTGCCTCCATGGCTTCGAGCGTGCGCACGCGCAAGCGCTCGGCGACCATGTCAGAGAACTCGCTAACTTTGGTCGGCGAGGTCAGCGTCTTGCTTGAGGAAGCGAGCGTCGCCTGGACGTCAACCAGCGCGAAAATGACATCCCTGTTGCGAAGATAGGCTCGATTAGTCGCATCATCCCTGGTCGCGAGCAGGATTGCCTTCCACACCGCGTCGCGGATCAGCTCTTGATACTCATTGTTCGGCCCCGGGGCAGTCAGCCCTTTGATGTCGGTGATTGCCATGGTCGCCAGTGCCTCGGTCGCGTCTCGGGTTCGACAATCTGACGGGTGGGCCCCTTAAAAGTCTAGAGGTCACGGGGGCTAGACCGCCCGGGGACCAGATTTCTGCACGGCCACATTAAGATTTCAGACCGAGAAAACACGCCATGAACCGCGGACCCAAGCGCCAGACGCCCGGCGAGAAGGCCGCGAAAGGCACCCTCCGGAAGCACCGGGACGGAAATCTCATCGAGGTTGTTGAGCCAGATGCGCTGCCCAGCCAGCCAACCTGGCTGACGGCCGAGGGTGAGGAAGTGTGGCAGGACGATCTTGGCCGCGTCATCGCCTCGCGCATCGTCACCGAGCGCGACAGCACCGCGTTCGGCAATTATTGCAACTTGCAGGGCATGATCATCCAGTGCTGGAAGAAGGGCGAGGCACCGCCGGTCACGGCCTTGGTTGAGGTTCGTCGACTGCAGGAGGTGTTCGGCATAGCCGGCGCGCGCAGCCGAATCCAGGCCAAGGGCGGGGCCGCACCGGGAGGGTCGGGAAATCCCTTCCTCCGCAACGGCGCTCGCAAGTAACCCCAGCGAGCACGCTCGCGACTATTCCGGCATCGCCGAACGGTACGCGCGGGACGTCGCCAAGGGTCGGATTGTCGCCTGCAAGTGGGTAAAGCTGGCATGCCAGCGCCACTTGAATGACCTGAAGCGAGCGAAGTCAGACAAGGCCTGGGGGTACTATTTTGATCGCTGGCACGGCGATGATGTCTGCGACTTCGTCGAAAAGCTGCCGCACGTCGAAGGCCAGTGGAAGACCGCGACGCTCTTCCTGGAGCCGGCGCAGATTTTCATCCTGGCGACGGTCTTTGGTTGGCGGCGGAACGAGGACGGCGGTCGGCGCTTCTCGGACGTCTACATCGAGATGGCCCGCAAGGGCGCCAAGTCGACGCTTACGGCTGGGGTAGGTCTCTACTGCCTCTGCTGCGAGGACGAAACAGGGCCGCAGGTCATCGTCGGAGCCACGACCGGCGACCAGGCGCAGAAGGTATTCAAGCCCATGCTCGGCATGGTGCGTCGCAGTCCGGACTTGCAGGAAGCATTCGCCGTTCGCGCGTGGTCTCGGTCGATCACCTGCGGCATCAACGGCGGTTATGCCCAGACCATCAACGCCAAGGGTTCGACGCAGGACGGGCACAACCCGCACCTCGGGATCCTCGACGAGCTGCACGCCCACAAGGACCGGGCACTATTTGACGTGGTGAAGTCCGCCTTCGGGTCGCGGACCAACCCCCTGCTCTGGTCGATTACCACGGCAGGATTCGACACTACCGGCGTCTGTTACGAGCAGCGCACATACCTGACCAAGGTGCTGGAGGGCATCTTCGAGGCCGACCACTTCTTCGGCATCATCTTCACGCTCGATGACGCCGTGCTCGACGAAGCGGGCGCGATCATCACGCCGGCCGACGATCCTCTGGACGAGAAGGTCTGGATCAAGGCCAACCCGATGCTCGGCATCACGCCCAAGCTGGCGAAGATGCGCCAGTACGCGGCCGATGCGCGTGCGTCGCCGGCTTCGGAAGGCAACTTCAAGACCAAGAACCTGAACATCTGGCTCAACGCGGCGACGCGGTGGCTGAATATGGTCAGGTGGGGCCAGTGCGCCGGGGCGGTGGACTGGGATGACTTCGAGGGGCTCGACTGTTTCATCGGCGGCGACTTGGCCGACAAGGACGACATCACCGCGCTCGTGCTCGCCGCGTTCCGCGAAGATGGCTCGCTGATCTTCAAGCCGAGGTTCTGGCTGCCGTCGGCGGTGCTTGACGAGCCGACCCACGCCGAGGGCAAGGGACCGGCACCGTACCGCACCTGGGTGGCGCAGGGGCATCTGACCCTGACCGACGGCGACTGGGTCGATCACAACAAGGTCGAGGATCAGGCGGTCGCGTGGATCGAGCGGTTCGCGATCCGGAAGATCACCTTCGACCAGTTCGCTGCCGCGCAGGCCATGGCCAGCCGACTGAACGAAAACTATGGCAACGGCACCGACCCGCTGGCGGTGATCCTGAGCAAGAACGCCCGCAACGTCACCGACCCTTCGAAAGAGCTGGAAGCTCGGGTGAAGGGCGGACCGAAGCGGCTGCGGCATGACGGCAACCCGGTGATGAGCTGGATGGCTTCGAACTGCGTCGTCGAGCGCCGTGTCGACGGCACCATCCTGCCGAAGAAGGAAAAAGAGATGAGCCCGAACAAGATCGACGGCATCGACGCGCTCATCAACGCGATCCACCCAGCTGTCACCGCTTTGCCCGGAATGGACATCAGCGACTTCCTGGCCAACGCTGTGATGGTCGGCGTCTGATGTCGCGCCGGCACCGTAGAGCGGGCGCGCGCCGTCAGCTCGAGGTCACCAACATGACCGAGCAGCAACTGGTCGAGAAGAGCCGTCGTTTGCGCCTGCAGGATGATGGTGGCTGGGCAGCTGCCTTCGGCCACAGCTCGTACGCCGGGAAACATGTCTCACTCCAGGCAGCGATGCAGCTCGCGACGGTGTGGGCGTGCGTTCGTCTTACCGCGCAGGCGGTCTCGTGCATGCCGCTCGGCATGTTCGAGAAGGGAGAGCACGACAGCAGGGTCAAGATCGACGACGATCTTTCCGAGATCATCTGTGAAAGTCCGAACGCCGATCAGACCCCACTGGAGTTCTGGGAAGGTCAAGTGGCGTGGCTGTTGACCAACGGAAACGCCTACTCTGAAAAGGCGATGCTCGGTAAACGTTTGGCGGCGCTGCAGCCGCTGGACAATTGCCGACCAGTCCGAGACTCGGACGGCGACCTGAAATATCGCGTGATCGACCGCGGCAAGTCCGAGGATTTGCCGCGCGACAAGGTCTTCCACATCAAGGGTTTTGGCTTCGGCGGGGACGAGGGCCTTTCCGCCATTCGTTACGGCGCGCAGACTTTCGGTTCAGCGATGGCGGTCGAGGAAGCAACGGGAAAGCTGTTCGGCGCCGGCATGCAGGCTAGCGGCGTGCTGTCCTCGCAGACCACGCTGACATCGCAGCAGCGCGTCGACCTCAAGGAGATCATGGAGAAATATGTCGGTTCTTCAAACGCCGGCAAGATGATGGTGCTCGAGGCCGGCCTCAAATACGACCGCCTCGCTCTATCGCCAGTCGACGCACAGATGCTTGAAACGCAGCGGTTCAGTGTCGAGGCGATGTGCCGCTGGTTCGGCATGCCGCCCATCGTCATCGGCCACGCCGCCCAAGGCCAGACGATGTGGGGCAGCGGCGTCCAGCAGATCCTGATCGCTTGGCTGACGCTGGGTCTTGATCCGATCTGCGACCGCATCGAAGCCCGCATCACGAAGCAACTCATTCGCCCGACCGGCAATCGCAAGCGGTACGCCGAATTCAATCGCGAAGCGCTGCTGCAGATGGATAGCACTGCGAAGGCGGCGTTCCTGTCCACCATGACCCAGAACGGCCTCATGACCCGCAACGAGGGTCGGGCAAAGCTGAACCTGCCGTGGAAGGCGGGTGGCGACGAACTTACCGCCCAGACCAACCTCGCGCCTCTCGAACAACTCGGTGCCGGCGGCGCCTCCGATGGTGCGTCAGCCCGTGCCGCGCTCCGCGCGTGGCTCAGCATTCAGGACAAGGAACCGGAACATGAGCAACCGTGATCTGCCATCGGCCAAGGTTGCCACGCGACAGGGCCTCCGCTCCGAGTTGATGCCTTCGGCGCTGGACCGCTGGAACCCCGACGTGATGTCGGCGGACAAGGATGAAGCTGAGGCGACCATCACCGTGCTCGATGTCATCGGAGCCGACTGGTTTGGTGAGGGTGTAACGGCGAAGCGCATAGCCGGCGCGCTCCGCGCGATCGGCAAGAAGCCGGTCACCGTACTGATCAACAGCCCCGGCGGGGACTACTTCGAGGGTCTCGCAATCTACAACCTCCTGCGGGACCATCCGGAGAAAGTGACAGTCAAGATCCTCGGTATCGCCGCGTCCGCGGCATCGGTCATCGCGATGGCAGGCGACGAGGTGCTGATTGCCCGAGCCGGCTTCCTGATGATCCACAATACCTGGGTGGTCGCGGCCGGTGATCGCCATGCGATGCGCGATGTTGCCGACTGGCTCGAGCCCTTCGATGCCATGGCGGTGGATATCTACCGCGCGCGCACTTCGATGGATGACAAGCAGCTCGCCAAGATGCTGGACCGCGAGACGTGGATCGGCGGGAGCGATGCGATCGAGAAAGGTTTCGCGGACGCGCTTTTGCCGGCCGACGAGATCGAGAGTTCCACCAACAATTCCGCCGAGGGCAAGCCAGTATCGGCCGCCCATAAGGTGGACGCACTTCTGGCCCGAATGAACGTGCCGCGATCCGAGCGGCGCGAACTCATCCAGGCGCTGAAAGGGGGCACGCGCGACGCTGCCCCATCCGGCATGTCAGGCGCTGCCGTCGTCGCGGAGGTCGAAAACCTCCTTTCCTCCATACGGTCAATCTAGGGGAGAAACCCAATGACCAAACATGTGATGCTGCGGGCGGCCTCGCTCGCGGCCCTGATGGCTGCGCGCCCGGCGGCGGTGATCGGTAGCGTCCGCAACGACGCGCCGATCGACGCGGCCAAGCTCGAAAAACTGCTGGGCGAGGTGAAGTCTGAACTGACCCGCGTCGGCGACGAGGTCAAGAAGACCGCCGAGGACGCGCTCAAGCAGAGCAAGGACGCCGGCAAGACCTCAGATGAGGTCAAGGCCAAGGCCGACGAACTGCTCACCGCTCAGGCGAAGCTGACCGAAGCCCAGAATAAGCTCAGGGAAAAGCTGGAGGCCCTCGAAACCCGCAACACCGACCTCGAGCAGAAACTTGCGGCTCGGCGCGGCGGCAACGGTGGCGATGCGGTCAAGTCCTTTGGCCAGCAGGTGGCTGAGTCCGAGAAGCTCAAGGGATTCATCGCTAACGGTGCCAAGGGGACGGTGAAGATCGACGTCAAGAACGTGATCACCTCGGCCGGCGGCAGCGCCGGTGATCTGATCACGCCGCAGCGCGACACCGAGATCGTGGGTATCCCCCGCCGCCAGATGACCATCCGGCAGTTGCTGTCGGTCGGTCGCACCACCTCGAACTCGGTCGAGTATGCCCGCATGGTCGCCCGCACCAACAATGCGGCCGTGGTGGCGGAGAACACGCTCAAGGCCGAGTCGAACTACACCTGGGAACCCGATGACGCCCCGGTCCGGACAATCGCCCACTGGGTGCCGGTCTCGCGCAACGCCATGGACGACATCCCGCAGCTGCAGGGTGAGATCGATGGCGAGCTTCGCTACGGCCTCGAACTGGTCGAGGAAAACGAGATCCTGAAGGGTGATGGCACTGGCCAGCACCTCCATGGTCTCGTTCCGCAGGCGACAGACTACGCGGCGGCGTTTGCGCCGGCGGATGAGACCGACATCGACACGCTGCGCCTCGCCCTCTTGCAGGCGTCGTTGGCGGAGTACCCCGCCGATGGGATCGTGCTCCATCCGACCCGCTGGGCGAAGATCGAACTCACCAAGGACGGCGAGCTTCGCTACATCTTCGCGAACGTGATCCAGATGGCTGGCCCGCAGCTGTGGGGCCGTCCAGTGATCGCGACCCAGGCCATGGACGAGGACGAGTTCTTGACCGGCGCTTTCCGCGTCGCGGCCAAGATCTACGACCGCATGGATGTCGAGGTGCTGATCTCCTCGGAAGACCGGGACAACTTCGTCAAGAACATGCTGACCGTCCGTGCTGAAGAGCGCCTCGCCCTCGCGGTGAAGCGCCCGGCTGCTCTGGTAACCGGCGAGTTCAACGAGGCCTGATCGGTCGGCTCTTAGCAGAGCGGCGGTCCCTGCCGCTCTCCCCCTCCATCGGAGACATCGCGATGAAAACCTACATCGCCAAGCGGTCCTTCTATGGCGACCTCGGCAGCGTCCGCCGTCGCCAGGAGCTCAAGATCGACGACGATCGGCTGGCCAAGCAGCTCGTCGAGAAGGGCCTGATCGCGCCCGCCGACGGCACCGAAACTGAAGCCGTCGAAACCCCGAAACCCACGACCAAGCCGAAGGCAAAGTCGTAACGGCGCCGAGCGCCAAGGAGAACCACGATGCGCCGCATCAAGGTCGAGGTCACCACCGAAGTCGGTGGTGCCGCAACGAAACTATCGCCCAAGGTCACCGGCAAGGTTCACAGCGTCCATTACATCCCGGATGGCACCGTTCCGTTCAGCAATACCGTGGACTTCGCGATCACGGTGAACGGCACCGGCGAGAACGTCTGGACGCAGAGCAACATCACCGCCGGCGCGGTTAAGTATCCGCGCGCGCCGGTGCATGACCAGGCCGGTGCGGCCCTTCTGTACGCTGCCGGGGGCCCCGCGCAGGCTGACAAGATCGGACTCGGCAACGACGAGTTCAAAATCGTGCTAGCCCAGGGCGGTGACGCCAAGAAGGGCACGTTCATCTTTCTGGTGGACTGAAGCTCATGAGCGTCCGCGTCATCATTCCGCCGGAGCCCATTGTGACCCCGGCGGATATTGCCGGGCCGCATGCCGGCGATGACGCGGGCGTCGCTCGGGTTATCATGGCGGCGCAACGCACCATCGACGGCCCTCAGGGCTGGCTGGGCATTGCGATCGGCCCCCAAACACTCGAATTGACCAGCGACGCATACTGCGAGATGCGTCTGCCGTGCCCGCCCCTCATTGAGATCGAGGGCATCAACTATCTCGACGAGGACGACGCGGAGCAGGTCGTTGATGACGGCGATTTCCGCCTGATCCCCGCGACCGGCGTCATCTGGTTTCGATCCGGATTTGCGTTTCCGTCGACCAATGGGGCCCCCGACGCTGTCCGCATACGCTATCGGGCCGGCTATGACGGCGCGGACGTCGATAGCGGCGGGACCGGGCCGGTGCCCGATGAGGCCAAGCAGGCGGTCATCGTGCTGGCGCAGCACATGCTGTCGACCGGAGCTGCGAACCTGTTCCTGCGGTCTGAGGAGGTCGAAGGCATCGGCACCCGTCAGTTCGTGGTGAGCGACCAGGCCGACGCGGTGATCGAGCGCACCGTTCGCGGTTTGCTGCAGGGTTTGAGGGTGTATCGGTGACACCGAGCGAGGCCATCGCAATGCTGGACCGCCAGCTTGCCGACCACGGCGAGGATATCGGCGTGCGGCACATGTCCGGAGGAGCCATCACCTCGACGGAGACGGTTCGCGCCTTCGTTCGCGGCTATAAACCAGAGGAAGTCGTTGGCGCCATCGCCCAGGGCGACGGAAAGATCACCATCTCCCCCACGGGGCTACTCTCGCCGCCGAAGTTCAACGACAAGACGGTGATCGGCGGCAGCAAGGTGCGCAACGTGCAGGCAGTCGAGGAAATCCGGCTCGCCGGCTTAGTCGTCCGCTACAACCTGCAGGTGCGTGGCTGATGGCGCGGTTCGAGACATTCGCCCGCGACATTCAGGTGGCGACCGCCGGACTGAGCGATGACGAGATTTCGCGCGAAGTGGCGCGGTTCGCCAAGACAAGCGTGGGGGAGCTGATCCGCACCGGCGAGGCGAGCTCAAACTACACCCGCTTCGTCAACGGGCGGGAGGGTGCTCCCGAGGAGGCCTTCAACGTCCGCAGCAGCGCGACGCCCGGGCCGATCCTCTACGAGTTTGCCTGGTGGCATGATGTGATCACCGGCGCGCTGGCGGAGTTAGTTAAGCGAAGCCCGAAGCGCAGCGGCCGATATAGCCGATCGTTCATCGTGCTCGCCAACCAGCTGCCGGTGACGAATTACCAGACCGTCGACGGCGCCGCCGAGGTGATCATCTTCAACGCGCAGCCCTACACCCGCAAGATCGAGGTCGGCGCGATGTCGATGTCGGTGGCGCCACGGCACTTCGAAGGCACCGCTGCATCGCTGCGCCGGAAGTACGGCAGGGACAGCTTTTCGATCATCACCCGCTTTCTTGATATCCGATCGGGGATCGACCCGCGGGTGCCGTACCTGCTCAGGGGTGAATATGCCAGTCGGTACAACGCACAGCGAAGGGCAATCCGGTCCGGAGCCAGCATCAGCAGCGCGCAGCGCTTGGCGCGGCGCAAGAGCCTCGATGTCGGGCAGCCCATCACCTATCCGGCCCTCGTGATCAACCTGGTGCACTGATGTCGAGCCCCGATGTCTACGACAAGCTCGAAACCTTTCTGAAGGCCGAGTGGTCGGAAACCCCCCTGGTGTTCGAAAACGAGGAATGGCCGCTCGATGAGGGCGATCCGGCGGCATTCGTCTACGTCGAGATCTTCGGCAATTTCTACAGCCAGGAATCGGTCGGCTCCCCGGGCAACAACCTCTGGCGTGAGACCGGCACGATGCAGCTGCACGTCATGGTCCCGAACACCACCGGCACCCGCACCGCCCGCACCTACGCCAAGGCGCTGGTCGGCCTCTTCAAGGAGGCGGAAGTCGATGGCGTGCGCTTCCGAGAGATGTCGATCGGCGCCGGCGAGCCAGGCATGCCGAGCGGCAACTACTTCCCGATGACCGCGACGGTCGATTGGGAATTCGACGAGAACGGCTAAGCCACAAGGAGCAAGCCCATGGGCATCGCAGAAGCCTCACTCACCCGCTTGGCCTATGCGGCTGAAGCGACCATCGGCACCACGCCAGCGACGCCGACCTTCAAGACGCTGCGCTATGTCAGCGAAGGCCTGAAGGCCGGCAAGCAGGTAGCGGTGAGCGATGAGATCCGCGGCGACGGCAACGTCACCGATATCGTCGACGTGGGTCGCACGGTCGAGGGGCCGCTGGCCTTCGAGTTCTCGTACGGCACCTTCGACGACTTCCTCGAGGCCCTGTTCCGCGGCGCCTGGACCAGCGACGTGCTGGTCAACGGGATCCTCCACAAGGCTTTCACGTTCGAGAAGACCTTCGAGCAGGGCGCGACCGACAGCTTCCTCCGCTACCGCGGCTGCCGGATCAACTCGATGGACCTCACCCTTGAGAGCAAGGCCCTGGTGAAGGGCAGCTTCGGCATTATGGGCCTCGGCAGCCCGACTCCGACGACTGCAATCATCACCGGCGCGACCTATGGCGCAGCGACCACCACTCCGGTGCTGAACGCCGCGACCAACGTCGCGAACCTGGTTGTCGCCGGCATCACCGCTTCGCCAAAGGTCAAGTCGCTCAGCCTCTCGATCAAGTCGAACCTCTATGCCAACGACCAGCTCGGCTCGCTCGAGGCCGACAGCCATGGGCTCGGCCGCTTCGAGGTGACCGGGTCGATGCAGACCTACTTCCGCGATCTCGATACCTACAACGCCATCAAGAACCACAGCGACGTGTCGCTGTCCTTCGATATCGGTGCCGTGTCGGGCAGCAAGTACACCTTCGAGCTCGAAGCGGTGAAGCTGCTCGACGGCGATCCTGTCGTCGGCGGCAACAGCCAGGCCGTCATGCTCGAGGTACCGTTTCAGGCCAAGTACGATGCCGGCACCGGTGGTTCGATGAAGATCACCCGGGCGGTGACCTGATGAGCAAGCGAGCCCCCGCCAAGCTGGTTACCTTCACGCCGGCCGAGACCTTCACCGGGTATCCGGACGGCAAGACGGCCGTGCTGTTCAAGGCCGGCGTCGAGAGTCATCCGGTTCCCGAAACCTTCGCGCAGCTGATGCGTGAGAAGGGCCACGTCGCCTCCGGCACCCACCTGCACGCCCCCACAGAGGACCCCGCCGAATGACCGTCAAGTTTGCAAGTGCCAAAGTCGACCTGACCAAGGAAGCCGAGGGTGAATGGGTGCCCTCCCGCGCCTTCCCCGGCGTCGAGTTCCGGGTTTCCTCCATCCAGCTGCCGGCCTTTGCCACGGCCCGCGACATGCTGTTCCAGCGCTGGGCCCGCAAGTACAAGGGCCAGCCGGTGCCGCTCGACGTGAAGCATGACGAGCTCGGCAAGCTCGTTGCCAAGCACATCCTGCACGGCTGGCGCGGCTTCGATGAGGAGTATTCGCCGGAGCTCGCCGACAAGGCGCTGCGCGACCGCGAATACCGGGACCTGCTCGGCGACATTGAGCTTTGCGCCTCCCAGGTCGGCGAGGCCAACGTGCAGTTCGTCGAGGACGAAGCGGGAAACTCCGGCGCGCCTTCCGCAAAAGGTTAGAGCGGCAAGGCGCAGGCGACATCGATGGCTGGCTGGCGGAGCTGGCGGACGAATACCCTGAGGACGCCGACTGGCTGCAGCCGGCGCCAGACGACTTCACCGATGAGCCGTGGCACCGGCTCTACTTCCGTGCCTTCGAGGCGCTCCGTTTCGATCGCTTCTTCGGAGCGATGGGCGGAGAGTTGCCGATCAGCTACCTGGCTCGCACCCGCTATGCGGACGACCTGGGGTTGACCGGCGACGATCGCGAGACCTTCCACTTTTTTCTCACCGCTCTCGACGCGGAATATCTCGAGTGGCGGGCTGAGACCAACCCGGCGGCTTAGCAATCCATGGCTGTGAAGCTCAGTTCCTACCGCGTCACCGCGGCGATGGATGCGACCGCCTATGCCGCCGGCATGGCGCAGAAGGTCGCCGCCGACAAGGCTGGCGCCACGCGCCGCACAGGTGGGCGCCGCAATCACCGCGACGCAGACGAAGGTCAGTCAGGCGGGCGACGTGCTGACCCGGCTGAGCCGCAGCTATGTCGACGGCTTCGGCAACGCCGAGCGCTTCACCAGGGCGGTCAACACGCTTGGTCGCGGCATTGAGACCGGCAATGTGCCGATGTCGCGGGCCGATCAGATCCTCGATGGCATCTATCGGAAGTACGGGCTGACGGCGAACGCGGCAGACCTGGTCGAACAGGGGCACTACCAGTTGGCAGCTGCCGTCACTTCGCTGAATGCGAAGCTTGCGGCTGAAGACGCTGCGCTCGACGTCAACTCTGCGGCGCACGTCCGGAATGCCTCCGCCATGCGGATGGGTGCGATGCAGCGCACGAACCTGATGTTCCAGCTGCAGGATATCGGTGTGTCGCTGGCGGGAGGAATGAACCCGCTGATGGTCGCCACACAGCAGCTCCCGCAGATCGCCATGATCTGGGGACCAGACGAAGGCGGACTGGGCCGTGCTTTCTCCGAGACGGGGAAGCTTGCCGCCGGAATGGTAGCGAAGTTCTGGCCGATCGCGGCTGTGCTGGCCACGCTGTCCATCGGTGTTGCCGCCTTCAGGACCGAGATCAACCGGGGGCAGAAGCAGCAGGTCAGTTTCACTGACGTAGTTGTGGCTGGTTGGGAGCTGGTGACCGAGGCAATCTGGAAGGCCATCAGCCCGATCGCGGGGTGGTTCGGCGACCTGTGGGACGATACCGCGCCGATCCTCGTCGATATCGGCAACGACATTATCGGAACCTTTGTGGCTGCCTACAACGTGGTGACGTCGGGCTGGAACAACCTGCCGACCTTCATGGGCGCCTTGGGCAAGCAGGCGTGGAACGCTTTGATGGACGGACTCAGCGGCGACGCCATCACCTTCACCAACCCCGTTACAGGGGAGAAGACGCCCTTGCTGAGCTTCGACTTCACCGGGTTCAAACAAAAGCTGTCGCCGGAGGAACAGGGCAACTGGCAAGGCAATGTCGGTGACGCCTTCGAGACGGACTACATCCGCGGTGCCCTTGGCGATCGGGCGCGGCAGGTAGCCAATCGCCCCTCGGACAAGGAGTTGAAGAAGGCGCAGGAAGAGGCCGAGCGCCAGCGCAAGGCCTATGCCGATCTGACCATGTCGTCGGAACAGTTCATCGCGCAGAAGCAGCTCGAGGCGCAGAGCCTCGGCATGACCACGGAAGCGGCTGCTCGCCTTCGCTATGAGCAGGAACTGCTGAACAAGGCCGCGAACGACAATATCAAGCTGACGCCGGCCATGGCAGCTGAACTCAATGGCCTCGCGGCGGAGATGGCGGCGGCTGAGGAGCGAACCCGCCAGCTCTCAGAGGCCTACGAGTTCGGGAAGTCGACCTTCACGTCGTTCCTCTCCGACTTCAAGACCGAGCTGATGAACGGCACCAGCCTGTGGGGCGCTTTCGCCAGCGCCGGCCTGTCCGCCTTGGAAAGCATCGCCTCCAAGGTGCTGGAGATGGCGGCGATGGGGATCTTCGACAGCATCTTCACAGCGTTCATGGGCGGCGGCGGCTTTGGTTCGCTGGGTAATGACATCGGTGGCGGCGCCACCTTCGGCGGACTGCAATCGTTCCTGCGTTCGGCCAACGGCAACGTCTTCATGTCGGGCGTCAGCGGCTACTCAAACCAGGTCGTTGACCGGCCCACGGTGTTCCCGTTCGCCCGAGGCATTGGCCTGATGGGCGAGGCAGGGCCGGAGGCCATCATGCCGCTCCGCCGGGGCCCGGATGGTCGCTTGGGCGTGCAGGCAGCCAATAGCAATCGCCCGGGCGCTGCCAACAACAATGGCCAGGAGATCATCCGCATCGTGCTGCAGGACGATTCCGGACGCATGGCCGACATTGCCGAGCAGACCGTCCGCACGGCTAGCGGCGCCATCGTCAAGGTCTCCGTCGCCGCGAGTGAGAAGCGGTTCATGGAGCAGGCCGGCAAGGGGAAATACCGCAGCGTCGGTGTGTCCCCTGGCCTGAAGCGCGCCTGATGCCCACCTGGCCCGCAACGTTGCCGCAGTTCGTCCTCGTCGAGGGATTTCAGTGGTCGGCAAAGCCCGGTGTGGTGAGCTTCGGCACTGAGGTCGGGGCCGGGAAGGTTCGGCGGCGATCGACGAGTCGAACGGCTCAACTCACGGCTTCAATCAGCGTGACGACTGCGCAACTCGCGGACTTCCGGGCGTTCTTCGAAGGCGACCTGAAGGACGGCGCTTTGGCGTTCGACTGGGTAGACCCCACCACCCAGGCCGCGGCATCGCTCCGCTTTGATCCGACCGGCACGCCCTATGCCGTCGCGCCGCGGGGATTGGATTGGGTGGTGAGTATGTCACTGCAGAGGCTGTCCTGATGCCCAACCAGGCCTTTCGTGACGTCGCCTATCCGCAGGAAACAGGCGAAGCCTTCGTGGCGTTGCTGACCATCGAGCATGACGATCTGCCCACGACGATCCTTCTGACAGATGCCGGCACCGACATCGTCTATGCAGCCGACCTGCTCGATGCCAACGGCAACGTTGCGGCACTCGCCGGTACCTACGTGGCCATGCCGATTGCCATCGTTCCGCCAGGGCAGAGCGACGAGCAACTCAACGGCAAGATCACCATCCCTAACATCGACATGCGGATCGGTGAGGCGGTCGACAGCATCTCGACGCCGGCACGGATCACCATCACTGCGGTGCTGGCCAGCCAGCCGGAAGTGATCGTCGGTGGCCCGCACCTGATGCTCGAGCTGATGAACGTCCGTGGTGACGCACTTGTCGTCGAGGGCGAGGTCAGCCGGCCAGCGTTGACGGTCGAACCCTATCCCAAGCACTGGCTGCGCCCGAGCGTGTTCAGGGCGGCCTTCCGGATTTCCTGATGATCAACCCCGCTGACTATCTGCGGCTCCGCTTCCTGCTGGGAGGGCGCGCCCGACCCGCTGTCGACTGCTACGGGCTCTATCGCCTGATCGTCGGTGAGCGGCTGGGTATCTGGATCGACGAGTTCGGAGGGGTGGAAACGCCGTACTCGATCGCGCGGACCATGGCGACCGGGCCATGCCGACCGGGCTGGCTTATGGTGGCCGCTGGCGACGAGCGTCCCTTCGACATGGTGATGATGCGCGGCGTTGTCGGCGAGGGCAGGGCGGCGCGCTCGGCGCCCCTGCATGTCGGGTGCGTCATCGAGCCGGGGCGGATGATCGATATCGAGGAGACGACTGGGGTGATGGTTCGAGCCTATCGCGACACCGCGCGGTTCTCAGCACTGCCCACAGTGGTCAACCGGGTGACGGGCCTGTTCCGTCCGGCGGTGCTCGGGTGACCACGTTCCGCGCTTTCCCTGATCTGCTGCACGGCACGGCCGGGCCGGTGATCGAGATGCCGCGGCCGATGAACGCCACGCTTGCGGAGCTGATCGACCTGGTGCCGCTCGGGGAGGAGGCGCTGCGCGCCCATCTGCGGGTGAAGCTAAACGGCGAGATGATCGCTCCGCACCTCTATCGGCTGATCCGGCCGAAGGATATGGCCTACATCACGGTCTATCTGGCGGTGCATGGGGGCGGCGGTGACAGCGGCAAGCTGCTCTCGTCGATCGCCGCTATCGCCCTCATTGGTGCCTCGCTGTTCGTCGGTGCCTTCGGGGTGCCGTTCCTCGGGACGGCCTTCGCCGCAGGCTCGATCGGCGCCAACCTGGTTGCCGGCGGCCTGTCGATTGCCGCGTCGCTGCTGCTGCAGGGGCTCAACCCGCAGACCGGATCTTCGCAGCAGCAGGCGAGCGAGCAAGTCGGCGTCGCCTCGGCGCAGAACAGCTTCGAGCTCGGGGGCTATCTGCAGCGCGTGGCTGGCACGCGGAAGATCGCGCCGAAGATGATCATGCCGCCCTGGACCTACTTCGAGGGCAACGATCAGATCGTGGTGCTGGCCTATGGCCTTGCCGGGCCTCATGCCATCAGCGACGTGCGCGTTGGCTATGCCGCCGTCGAGGATGACCCGAATATTGAGATCGAGATCCGCGAGGGTTTTGCCGACGATGCGCCGCTGACTCTGATCACCAACACGGTGATCGAGACACAGGCCGGCGTGGTGATGACCGATTTCCAGACCATCAGCTCAGAGGAATCGAGCGATGAACTGGACCAGTCGCAGCCGAGCTTTGTGCCAACCTGGCACCACCTTGAGACGAAGCGCTCGCCCAATCAGGCGATCGTCAACTTCAGCTTCCCAGGCGGGTTGTTCAACGTCAGCCCGGACAATCCCGACCTCGACGCAGATATTGCGGCAGTGACGGCGCTGAGGATGCGCATCCGCCAGGATGGGGGAACGATCTGGTCGAACCTGCCGGAGTTCGTGCTGCGCGGCCGGCGCGGTCAGGACACCCTGCGTTTCGCCGTTCGGTTCGTCTGGTGCGCCGCCGGCGACATCCCCGCGGTCAATCCCTTCAGCGCCAACTACCGCGGCTTCAGCTGGCGCTACAACACCGTCACCGACATGGACGGTGTCTTCGCTGCAGACTCCTACTTCTCGGGCTCGGTGATCGACTGGGTCGATAGCCAGCACCTGACGGTCTATCTCGACACGGCAGTGTTCCCGCAGGACCGGTACGAGATCGAGGCCATTCGCGGCTCGACAGTTCACTCATTCATCTGGGACCCTGCCACCCATAAGCTGGGGGACGGCGCCACCATCCTCGACAGCTTCTACTCCTACCGGGACACCGGGTCGGAACTGGTGCTGGCGCGCGGCATCAACCGCTACGTGCGCGACATCCAGATCGACAACGTGCAGTCGGTCTTCGATGAGGCCCCGTTCGACTTCGCCACCCAGCCCACTGCAGTTCTAGCGATGCGGGCGCGCAACCGCTCGATCAGCCAGGTCAGTTGTGTCGCCTCTGGCTACGCGCCGAATTGGGACGGCGCAGCCTGGGTGCCCGACCAGATCACGAGCAATCCCGCAAGCTGGTACCGCGAGGTGCTGACTGGCGACCTGAACGCCGAGCCTGCACCGTTGAGCCTGATCGAAGGCCCCAGCCTCGTCGACTGGCACGGCTGGTGCGCATCGCGCGGCCTCGAGGTCAATGCCATCTTCGAGGGCGAGCCGGTAACGTCAGTTCTGTCGACCATCGCGCAGGCGGGTTTCGCCCGACCGAGCTATGGGGCGCCGTATCGGGTGGTGATCGATCGGCGGCGCGATCCCGTCGGGTTGATCACCCAGCGGAACGCCGGCGGCTTCGCTTTCGAAAAGCCATTCATGCGCCTGGCGCACGCGCTCAAGGTCAATCTCGCCGATATCGAGAACGACTATGAGGTGCGCGAGGTCATCGTCTATGCCGATGGCTACAATGCCGATGGGTCGGGCGGGCTGATCGAGGCGACACGCTTCGAAAGCATCACCTATCCGGGCATCGTCCACGAGGACAAGGCGATCGCCCGTGCCAAGCGCGACCTCCGGTCGGCGAAGTGGCGCAGCCGGCTGATCACCTTCACCATGGACATCGAACACCTCGAGTTCACCATGGGGGACCGGGTGTGGCTCGAGACTGACATTCTCGGGCAGATCGGTGGCCGCGGCCGGGTCAAGGAGATTGTTTATGACGGCGGTCTCGTCTCCGGCCTGCGCCTCGACGAAGAGTGGAACTTCGGATCAGACGTTGGCGAAGGCGGCGGCTACATCCTTCGTGAGGATGGCGGTTATCTGCTGCGTGAGGACGGCGGACGCTTCATTCGTGACGGCGACCAACCAGCCCGGGGCGTAATCCTGCGACTGGCGGACGGTACCCTGCTGACCGCGCCGGTCACTGAAGACGATTCCGACCGGACCCTAGTCACCTTCGAGACACCGTTCGCCATGCCGACCGCCAGCGGTGACGACCTTCTCGGCCACGGGACGCTGGTCGCGACGGGCTGGCTCAGCCGCGTGGCTCGGGAAGTGCTGGCCTGGGACATCCAGCCCGGGCCGGATCTCACGGCCAACATCACGGCGATCGATTACGCGGCCGACGAAATTTACGGCATCTCCGGCTTCTCCAGCGGCTTCAGCTCCGGCTTCGGCAGCGGCCTTTACTAGGACACCACCACATGACGGTACGCACCCGGGCGGAGCTCCTCGCGGACTTCGCGCTCTACCTTGCCGACAATAACGCTGGCGACATCTCGCCCGCAGACGTGCGGCAGCGCTTCATCGACTTTGCCGAGAGCGTGCTGATGCCGGAGGACCCGTTCGCCGATACGAGCGCGCATGTGGACACATACACGACGGCCGGCGGCGCCACCTGGTCGAAGCCTCTGACCGGGACCGTCGCACTCGTCGAGTGCTGGGGCGCCGGCGGCTCAGGTGGGCGTGCTGGATCGTCAGACTACGGCGGCGGCGGTGGTGGTGGGGCCTACAGGAAGCGGCTGCTCCTGCTCAGCGATCTCGCCAGCACCGTTGCGGTAACTGTGGGGGCGGGCGGCGCTGCTCAAACTGCCGACAATCAGGACGGGGTTGCCGGTGGCAACTCGTCGTTCGGCTCACATGTCACTGCCTATGGCGGCGGCGGCGGTGCCGGCAATGTGTCGTTCTCCGGCGGTGGCGGCGGCGGCGGCGGGCAACTGTCCGCAGGCGTCAGCGTCGTGGGCGGCAATGCAGTATCAACAGCTGGCGGAAACGGCGGGCAGAACCTCGCTGGAGCCTCTGGCAATGGCACGGCTTCGGGCGCACCTCCCAACAATGGCGGCAGCGGCTCCGAAGGAGCGGGCGGCGGTGGCGGCGGGTCCAGTTCGGCCGGCACGGCAGGGGGGGCTGGCGGCGCATCGGTTGAGGGCGGCGGCGGTGGCGGCGGTGGAGCAGCAACCGGTGGGCAGGCTGGCGGCGCTGGTGGCAAGTCCGGCCGCGGCGGCGGCGGCGGCGGCGGTGCTCACTCGGGTGGCGGGAGCGTCGGCGGGACATCGGTGGAAGGCGGCAATGGCGGGGCTGGCTCCACCAGCACTACGGCGGCCACTGACGGAGCGCAGCCCGGCGGCGGCGGTGGCGGATCCGAGAGTGGAAACTCCGGCAAGGGCGGCGACGGCATGGTCCGGATTACGGTGTGGTGAGGCTGACCGATGGCTGACGGCAAGATTTCTGACGATCCGACCGCTTCCGACCTCGTTGGGGCCGTTGTTCCCATCGTGCAAGGCGGCGCCAACAAGAAGGCGCCGGCGTCGCTGTTCGCTGGTGGGGCCACCGGCCCAACTGGGCCGGCCGGCGCCAGTGGTCCCGCAGGCGCAACCGGTCCGACCGGGCCAGGCGGCGCAACTGGTCCGGCGGGAGCGACCGGCCCTGTAGGGGCAACAGGACCCACTGGGGCAACCGGTCCAAGCGGCGCCGCGAGCATCGTTCCCGGTCCTACCGGTCCCACGGGTGCAACCGGACCGGCGGGCGCCACCGGTCCCTCCGGGATCGCCGGCGCGGGGGTGAACTGGCTCGGTCCTTGGGATGGCGTCACGGCCTTCGTCGCCTTCGATGGCGTCGAACACAATGGCTCGAGCTGGATCGCCAACGCCCCGAGCACCAACAAGGAGCCGGGTGTCGATCCCGAATGGGACTTGTGGGTTGAGATGGGAGCGACCGGGGCCACAGGGCCTGCGGGCTCAACGGGGCCCGCAGGCAGCACCGGCCCCGTTGGGGCTACCGGCTCGACCGGACCTACCGGCATCACGGGAGCGACTGGTCCTACCGGCGTTACAGGGGCAACCGGTCCAACGGGCGTGACCGGCGCAACGGGGCCGACCGGTCCTAGCACACCGGCCATCACCTCGAACGCCTCCCAGACCACACCGACACCTGCGGTCGGCTCGATTGGTCAGGACATCCTGTTCATCCTCACCGCGCAGGCTGCAGCGGCGGCGTTCGGCGCTCCCACCGGCACCCCATCTCAGGGGCAGAAGTTGACAGTTCGCATCAAGGACAATGGTACCGCTCGCGCGCTGACCTACAATGCCATCTATCGCGCACTCGGTACCGCCTTGCCGACCACGACAGTGCTGAGCAAGACGCTGTATCTGGGCTTCATCTATAACGCGACCGATACCAAATGGGATCTCGTCGCCTCGGCCCAGGAGGCGTGATGCTGATCCTCCCCGATCGCCCCAAGCTCCTGATGCCCGTACCACAGCAGGAATGGCGCGACCATTCGCAGGCGCAGTGGAAAGACCAGTTCGGCAATCCGGGGGTACAGACCCGCTTCAGGCTGACTGCCAGGCTGCATGACGGCTTCGTGAAGTGGCGGCTATGGTTCGACAGCCGCGACGACGCCGACGAGTTCCTGGGCTCGCTGGCGCGCTTCATTCTCGACCGTATGCCGATCCCCCGCGAGGACTGGCACCTTCCCAACGAGATCTGGGGTGATCCGGAGCTGTATCCCGAGCTTCGGTACGACTTTGCGACAGTCACGTTCCTCACTATCACCGGGTCGAACCAGACTTTTACGTCGCCGAGCGACTGGGACAATTCCGACAACACCATTGAGGCGGTAGGCGGCGGTGCCAGTGGGGCAACCGAGAGGCCCTCCAACGGGCACGCTCCGGGCGGCGGCGGCGGCGCTTATGCGAAGATCACCAACTTTTCCTTTGCGTCGCCCGGCTCCACGACCGCGACCTATTCGGCAGGCTCTGGTGGGGCCGCCATCGTTTCGAACTCTACGGGCTCGAACGGCAACTCCGGCACGTCGTCGTACTTCAACGATACTGCTGATCCGGGCGGCGGGGCTACCAACGCAAAATGCTCTGCTCAATTTGGAGCGGGGGCTACATGGGGCAGCGGAAGCCGGAATGGTGGCACCGGCGGAGCATCCGCATCGAGTTGGGGCCAAACTACGTTTAGCGGCGGTCGAGGGGGGAACTTGACCGGCGCTTCCGGCACGGGTGCCTCTGGCGGCGGCGGCGCTGCCGGGCCAGCCGGGGTGGGCGGCAGTGGTGGTAACAACGGCACCACATCACTGAACGTGAGCACCACTGGCGGATCAGCGAACAATGGCGCGACGGCAGGCGGCGCTGCAGGCGGCGCTGGCAACGGGGGCGACGGCTCGGCAGGTACCGAGTGGGACTTGAGCCACGGGTGTAGCTCGGGAGGCGGCGGCGGAGCAGTTGGCGGTAGCGTGATGGGCGGCAGCGCTCCGAGTTACGGCGGAGGTGGGGGAGGGGCCGGCTGCGGCAGCGCGACCGCAACATCAGGTGCGGGCGGTCAGGGGCTGATCGTCATCACTTACAACCCGCTGCCGATCATCGCGTCGGCCGCGTTCTTTCAGATGTTTTGAGATCACTAATGCGCTTCCACGTCGTGAGCCTCCCGCACACCCACACCACGCCCGCCTTCGCGGCCTGCGCGTTTACGCAGAAGGTGACGCGCTTCTGCCAGATGATGAAGGGGCTTGGGCATGCGGTGATCCTCTACGCCGGCGAGCAGAACGAAGCGCCCTGCGACGAGCACGTGCCCTGCATCAGCGAACGTCGCCGGGCCGAGATGGTCGGCTCGAGGCACTACACCGAAGCCGACTGGAGCCACCCCGCATGGGCCGGCTTCAATGCCAATGTCATTGGCCAGATGCACGAGCGCATCCAGCCGCAGGACTTCATCTGCCTGATCGGCGGGCGGGCGCACCAGCCGATAGCCGACGCCTTCCCGAACCACCTCAGCGTTGAGTTCGGTATCGGCTACTCAGGCACCTTCGCCAAGTATCGGGTATTCGAGTCCTACGCCTGGATGCACATGGTCTATGGCGCGGCCGCCGGCAGCGCCGATCGCGCCGATGGACATTGGTTTGACGAGGTAATCCCCAACCAGGTCGACGAGGCGCTTTTCCCCGCCGGCGCCGGCGACGGTGATTACCTGCTCTATGTCGGCCGACTGATCGATCGGAAGGGCTATCGCATTGCCCAGGAGGTCGCGGAGCGGCTGGGCAAGCGCCTAATGCTCGCTGGACCCGGGGAGCCTCTAGGCTATGGCGAGTTCGTCGGTGAAGTCGGTCCCGAGCGTCGCGCCGAACTGATGGGCGGCGCTATCGCGCTGTTTGCCCCGACCGTCTATGTGGAGCCTTTCGGTACGGTGACGATCGAGGCTATGGCCTGCGGCACCCCTGTCATCACCACGGACTGGGGTGCGTTCACTGAAACCGTCCTGCCCGGCGTCGATGGCTTCCGCTGCCGGATGTTTTCCGAGTTCTGCGACGCAGTCTGGAAGGCCGTTCAACTCGATCGCAGCAAGATACGAGAACGCGCCCTGGCACGTTTTGCGATGCCCGTGGTGGCGGAACGCTACCAGCGCTACTTCGCTCGCCTGGCCACGCTCCACGGCGCCGGGTGGTACTCCTGACGGCTTTTGCAACGCATGGGCTACTGCCCAGACATGATCACCTGGACGGGTTGCCCGCCGGAAATGGTGACACTTTCCATCAGCGCGCCGCCTTGCTGGTACTGGACGAACCACGTGACGGTGGTGGTGATGAAGTAGGTCCCGTCGGCCAGGTTCTCGAACTTGAACCGCCCCTCTCCGTCCGCCACGGTCTTCTTCATGTATGACTGATAGGCCGGATCGTCGTTCTTAAATCCGGCATGCCACACCGCATACTTGCCGCCTCCATATATCGAGGCCATTCGCTCGCGTGCGTAGGCCGTGGCTGGAATAAGATCCACTTCGCTGCCAGCGCCGTAGACAACTATGCCGTCGTTCCTGCGCAAGAACGCCTGTCCATTGATCGACCCCTTGCCAGTCTGGTTGATGTAGGACGCCTCCGCGGGCGCAAACGTTGTTTTCAGCACAGTCGGCGAGCAGCCGGTCAGCGCGGCTGCGGCTATAATTGCCAGTATCGTCTTCATTTCTATTGATCCCCCAATGTTGGGGACATTGGCCCAAGTCCTGCTTGGCGTCCACCCCACCAGTCATCCCTCGTGAAGCCGGAGACTTCCCATGAACAGCAACGTGCCCCGCGGCGCGGCGGTCCTGCTCGACTATATCGGCGGGCTTGAGACTGCCCGGAAGGGCGCTGTCGCCTACAACACCGTCATCGGCCACATCGACGAGAAGAGGAAACTGCCTAAGCCCGTCACCGAGATGACGCTCGAGGAGCTGCTCGCCGAGCAACTGCGCTGGGTGCGGAACCTGAAGCAAGCCAGCGGCGCGGCCGGCCGGTACCAGATCATCCGGCCGACCCTGCAGAGCCTCATCACCGAGCTCGGGGTTTCGCTGAAGGCCAAGTTCACCCCCGACCTGCAGGATGCCTTCGGCCTGGCGCTGCTCGAGCGCCGCGGCTACGGCCGGTTCGTCACTGGCGCCTTGCCCCTGAAGAGTTTCGGCAATGAACTGGCGAAGGAATGGGCCAGCCTGCCGGTGCTGTCGACGATCAAGGTCGGCGGCAAGAAGCCCCGCACCGTGCGGCGCGGCCAAAGCTACTACGCCGGCGATGGCATCAACCAGTCGCTGGACGATGCCGCGGCATTCGAGAGCGTGCTCGCCGAGGCGCTGAACGAGCGGGACCGCAAGCCGGCGCCCAAGGAGCCGTCGACCGGCCCGGCAGCCTTCCCTGTGAAGGGCGCGAAGAACGACGAGGTCGTCGCCCAGGTGCAGCGCCGGCTGAAGGAACTCGGCTATTCCGAGATCGGCAACATCGACGGCGACTTCGGCGACCTGACCGAGAAAGCCATCCTGATCTTCCGGCATGACGCCGGACTGCCCCTCAGCGGCGCGATCGACAGCAACCTGATCGTGGCGCTCGCCAAGGCCAAGCCGCGCGAGATGCCGACCGGCCGCGCCGAGGCCACGCCGAAGGAGGTCCGCGAGGCTGCGCCGGAGGCAAAGACGAACTGGCTGACGAAGGTCGCCGGGCTCTGGAGCGCCATCGTCGGCGCCGTCATCGCCTTCCTGAACTGGGTGATCGGCAGCTTCGCCGATATCCGCGAGTTCGTGCAGCCAATGCTCGACCTGCTCGCCGGCGTGCCGGTGTGGGTCTATGCGCTGGCCTTCGCCGGCGGCGCGCTGTGGCTCTACCTCAACGGGCGCAAGGGCGAAGCCGCCTCCATCGAGGCGGTGCAGGAAGGGGCGAGGCGATGAACTGCGCTCTGCTTGATATCGGCTGCCACATCCAAGGCGCTGCTTGGGAGTGGTGGGCCGAGGTCAGTTGGCTCAACAAGCTGCTCATTGTCGGCGGCCTGGTGCTGATCATCATGGCCGCTGCCCGCACGCTGCTGTGGCTGCTGCACAAGGTGGGCGGCTGGCCAGCGGTCGTCGGGGCCATCGCCATGATCCTCGGACTGGTGCTGGCCATCCTGCCGCGCAAGCCCAAGGGCAGTGAGGCGCATGAGACCATCCCCGACAACCATCCGGACGCCGCGAGGCCGTTCGAGTTCGGCAAGAAGAAGCGGAAGAAGCCCCGGCCGACTGTCCGCCTTCCAAAATTGTGGGTAGGCCGATGATCATGATCCAGTCCAAGGCTCGTGAAGTCGCGACGAGGATCCGGCAGCGGTTCCGTACGCGCGTGCTCGAATGGGAGCACGCGTCCGTCGCCACGCTGTGGGGGCTGATCATCCTCGGCAACGCCGAAGCCTTCGCCGGCCCGGCCTTCACAGCCTTCCCCGGCGGCCCGGTGCTCTGGGGCTGGGTGGTGTTCCTGCTCGGCACGGCGAGGATCTCGGCGCTCTGCGTCAACGGCTACATGGCCAAGCCGACCGCGATGGTGCGTGCCATGGGTGCGCTCACCGGCATCATCCTGTTCGCGGCGATCAGCCTCGGATTGCTTCTGTCATGGACCTGGCCGCCCGGCCTCGCCGTCTACTCGGTGCTGGGGTCATTCGGCCTGTTTTCTCTCTACTGGTCCATCTTCGATGTGGCCATTCCGGATGGCCACGATGACGACACTCCCTGA